CAGGTGGTTCGTCAGGTGGTTCGTCAGGTGGTTCGTCAAGTGGTTCGTCAAGTAATTCAGGTGGGTCTCCATTGGGGACTACGGGGAAAGCAGGTCAAGATTCTCCTGGTACCACCGGAAAAGGTTCGCCAGGAAATAATGCAGAAACCGGGTCATCTAACAAACTGTCAGAATTCCAGCCCGGTAAGAAATGTTGGTACATAGGAAAACCTAAAAATGAACTTATACCTGGAGAACAAGGATATATTGAAAGTATAGATATTGATAAGAACCTAGTTTATGTAAGTTTTCATCGTGAAGACGGTGACTACACCCATAATCTAGATCCTAAAGAACTAACTCTTAAAAGAAGGTGTGGCGCAAGATCAGGTACTGAGCGTTGTACAAAAATCGATGGACATAAAGGATCATGTTCATTTGATGAAGGACCTCTACCCAAAAGAAAAGCGACTTGGACCGGAGAGGATCAAGTTGAAGGAATAAGAAGAATTAATTATAATGAACAAGATAAAAAGCGGCCGCGGGGTGCAGCACCAAAGGGTAAAATGTGGGATGATATTGAAGGGGGGTGGATTAGTGATTCATAATAATGTTGCAACGAATATTGTTTTAGACAAGTTGAAGAATATGCATGTAAAAACAATCAAATATTGATTCAATCTACAAAAGTAAAATAGGTTTATAATTTCAATTAAAATTATCGAATCAGATTATAAAAATAGTAATAAGAATAAGTAAAAATGTTTCCAGTACGCTGTTATACGTGTAATTCATTTATAAGTAGTCATTATGAAGAATATACAAGAAGAGTATCGAATGAAGAACAAAAAAAAGATATTCTAGATTCTTTAGATATTAAAAGAATATGTTGTAGACGAATGTTTTTGGGGCATGTTCACACAATTTCAGATCTTTTACGTTTTTCGAATAACAATATGATATTAGATGATAGTGGAACAGCGTTAATGAGACAAATTATGGTAACTAGAACAGTATCGTGTGATTAAATTTTAACTATAAAATGAAAAACCATCTCTACAAATCTTACATCAACTGCGGTTAAATATTTTATAGAATCTATAGTTTTAATTTTTAATACTTTTTTATGATTATTTAATTCATAATTATAACAAACAGTTTTTGCATTTTCTCTTATCTGTATATAACTAGGTAAAAATACATTCTCCAAATAAAAGGTAAATGTTTCAAAATCCTCTTCGAATTTAGAACAAATAGAAACAAATAAATTGGTCATTTCTTCTAATATATGATCTCTAAGTGAAGAACGTTCCATTTCTTCACGAAATACTTTTTTCAAGAATGGTTGATTCTCGGATAAACGAAATTTAGAACCAACAATTCTATCCAAACGCATAAGCTCGTGAAGTTTATATTCCTGCCTCGTTACTGGATCACGTAAATCACCCGTCCTAAAAATATAATTGTGTAAAACTTTTGCATCATAAAATATAACAACATCATTCCTACAAAATCCAAAACGAAATCTTATAATCTTTTGAGTGATTGGATCGCGTTTTGTAATTATATCATTTATAGTTTTCATAGCAACATCAATCTGATGTTTCCGGGTTTGTGATCGCGTTTGTAAGCGCGTTTGAGGCACGGGAAAACATGATTTTTTCTCGCGAGTATGACATAATGTGTAACTGTTGGTTTTGTTCGAGGACAAAGAAGATGTTTTTTTCTTCGTCCTCATCCAGAACATCTTGTAATTTGGTTGCAAAATCTTTACTAGGGAACTCACGTGAAAATAAATAAGAATACTCATTTCCTTTGATAAACATAACACCACCTTTTCCACGCTCAAATTCCTTTTCAAAAAAAAGATCGAATAATTTCTCGTTTTTTGAATCCATTTTTATAATTTGTTGTTTATATTTATAAAACTGATCACAAATAAAAAAATATTTGAGTTCTCCACATTTGACCGAATCAGTTTGACACTTAACAAGGCTATAAACATGATGAAACCCACTTGTACAGAATCATACGAAGAAAATATCCTGAAACTTCCGTTTGATATTTGGCAAATAGTAATAAAAAAACTTTCATATATTGATTATACACATATAATCCGTGTCAGTAAAGGTTTTACTTTCCTCATTCCTGAAAAATCAATACCGCAAATGCAGTACAAAAAGGAAGTTGGTGTACAAATTATTCATCTTTCGAAATTAGGTATGGCGTCTGATGAAGAAGTATCTCATTTAATTCTTAGATACAATAGAGATAAAGCAAAACAAATAGGTGTGAGAAAACCACCTGGTGGTTATTACTCTAATTTTTTTATTAGACATAAAATTAGACCTAGAATTTTACACTATGGTAGTGGTTCTATGATACAAATGATATCAACCTAATTTAGTAAACACGAGACCAGCACGTGTTACATCAACACGAATTTTTATCGGTTTGTATATGACATTGAATTTTTCAACTGAATGTCGCCCTCTTTTGTTCATTTCCGAGAATTCCCATAGTTGACAACACCATCCAGATAATCCACAAGACACAATTGATAGTATTGTGTATGGAACACATCTATCCGCAATGCGATTCGCATCAGATACCCATGGTTCTACTAATTTTTCATAATCCGTCTTCCTCACGCCGTTTTTTAAAAGCCATTGTGTATATTCTGGAAGTTTAACATGTTGATTCAAACTACAACAGTCACAATATGGATTCACTTCTTGTGATACTGAGATTATATGCTGTGCCATTTTTATTCTCAAAGCGAAAATTTTAAAAATATATGGAAACTGCGTTCAAATCTTTATAAAATAAATATTCATTTAAGTAGAGAATATCTCAAATCCCGCGTAACTCAGTTGGAAGAGTGACAGAGGGAGGGGAGAGAAAAAAGTGCGTTCAAAATTGATTTTTAAAAATACATGTACTAGTAGAGAGAGAGCGTGGTAGTTCTCCCAAAGCCCCGTTAACTCAGTTGGCTAGAGTGAAAGACTTTTAGAATTATTTGAAGGAATCTTTTGGTCGTGGGTTCGAGCCCCACACGGGGTATTTTATTGACATTTCATATAAAGGTTATTTTTTTGTGACAATCGCAGCATAAAAGCCAACATTTGGCGACTTCTTGATCGATTTTTATCTTTGCAGTGTTGAAACAATTTGTATTCATTATCAAATCTGCAACATTCCACACCTTGTCTTCGGCATTCTTGTGTGCAAAATGAAACGAGTGACAATTCTGTGGTCCAACAGAGAGTTGACAATGTTGACATCCCCCAATTTGCATTTTTAATTCCAGTACATATGCAGCTTTTTCATCACGATACCGCTTCCATCTTTTGTTTTTTTTTTCTTTCCTTGTGTCTGTGGGCATATCGTCGATGTGTTCATACTTGCGTTTTCGCGTCGTTTCCACATAGTCGTGACATTTGTGACAAAGAGGTCGACACTTGGCGAATTCCTCCTTCATGGCCTCTACGCCTCCATGACGAGGCCACCAATCGTATGAACCAAGTCGGTGTCTCTTTGTAGACGGGTCAATGTGATCGAATTCGATATTTTCCGTACTGGAACACAATTCACAAACTGCTTCCTCACGCATCTTCTTGTAAAAGAAGCGACACTTGCCGAATTCTGTCTTCGGATCGTTTTGTGATGTTTTGACCCTTTCTCGGCAAGTGATGCATACCTTGCATCGGACCTGGTTGAGCCTGTCGATATCTACCAAACCATTCTTGTATTGTTGCACTGTTTCATCAAATCGTTTTATGGCTTTCGCTCTCCCTTCTCTTCCTGAGGGGCGAAATGCATTTATTTCTTGTAATGTGCCTCTCGAGGGACATGTATGGCTCGTACACACAAACATGTGCGGTGTACATGTTTGGTGTATGTGAAAACTGATTCCTAAATTCTATTTCACTCCAAAATAATGTTACCATCTACAAACCGAATATCCAAACGATCTTTTTTCAGTACCCATGTAAGAAACAATACTATTCCATCCAAAAAGTGTAAATATTTCACGCCCATGTGGTGGTATATTAAACATTTTATACTCAATTGGTGTTTGAACTGCATTCCAATTAATTGGTGGATGTGAATGTGATGGTACAAATGAACCAAACGAAGAATACCTTTCAATTACAAAACCATCTTTATAACTTCCATCAATGTCATTTTCAAGGTACCATTCATATCCAATATTCCCAGATTCATGTCTGGTTGTCTCTACAGATTCTTTGATTATTCCATCTATGATAGTATTCATATGTGAAGAACGATTATTGACTCTAAAATTGTAAATCAATGTGATTACATCACTACCTGAATTTATTCCTTTTTGTTTACAAGGACCATAACCAAATCTTCTTTTCTTAATATATCTTGAAAATGGATACCTTCTCTGTAAAGAAGTTATGTCTGTGTCTTCTAAATTAAATACAATCATATCATTAACTGTATGAATATGCATCCATGGAGATGGTGAATTATGGTTCATAAAATCTTGAAATGTACTATATCTTTCTAAGATATAACCACCGGTGTAATTCGAATCAATAGTATTCATAAACCATTCATAACCAATGTTTCCTTGTTCACTACGTGTATTATCGACAGCTCCGTTGATAATGTCAATAATATTATCGTTTCTTCCAATCGCCGTGTCTATAATATCAAAAGAATATAAAACAGTTATATCATCCATACCGTAATATCTATTGTCACAAGTTTGAATGGTATTGTCGGAAATATGCATAGAACCAAATATACCCAATACAATCGATAATATTAAAATAAATGACAATGATGCTAAAACCATTAGTCTATTCTTAAAAATATAAGATCTTATAGCAATGGGAATCAAAGTATCCTCAGAATCTTGTGTTGTTTGTCGTGTTTGTCGTGTTTGTTGTGTTGTTTGCTGTGTTGTAGAATGATCTTCTGAAATTCGTACATCATTATTGTTCAAATCTATGGAACTGAGTTGCATTTATTTCAAAAAATAAAAGTATATATTAGATAATACGTAAAAAGTAATAAAACTAAAAAGAATATTAAAATAAAAATGAAATTTTTGGAACAAATTTCTTCAGAACCTTCTTTGTACCAAAGAACAAAATTGGTAGAATCAAGATCGGGAAACGGTATACCACAGGAAATAGAAATAGAGGAAGAAATCGGAAAGGGTAGTAACAATAGAGTATATAAGGCAGTGCATAAAAGTGGGAAAAAGGTCGTTATACGCTGTCCACGTAGAAAAAGTGATACAGAACGTGCGGGTTATGCAACATGGGAATTTCGTCATACTTTAACAGCGTCTAATCTTGGTGTTGCACCAACATTATATGATGCATGGTATGTACGTCATGCAAAACCAAAGCAAAAAGCAGGTCTTCATCTTATTTCTGAGTATTTACCACATGATGGTCAAGAAGTATACCATGATTATATAGAAGAATTGTTATCAAACAAGGCTACTATAGAGGAACAAATATATAATCATCTTGTTGCACTCGCGAATTCAGACATGTTTTGTTATGATCTAAAACCTGGT